CTCAAAGAAGTAATAAAATAATAATAATAATAATTAATTATTATTTTAAAAAATTAATTGATAAAAATATAAAATAAGTAAAATACTTAATTTGAGTAGGCAAGACCTCCCATACCACTCATGACACGAAGGACATTGTAGTTAGTGGCATAGACACGGACCTTAGCAGTCTTGGTTCCCTCAACAGTGGCGTTGGAAAGAACAAGTTGAAGAGTAGCATTATCAATTCTGGAGAAGTTACATGTTCCGGATGGTTGATGTTCCTCAGGGCGAAGAGCGAATGAGTAAACATTAATACCAGTATCGGGGTTTCTGGTGTGGTAATCAAAAGGTTGAACAAGGTCAAAGTAGGTACCTTCACGCTCAGAGAATCTGTCTTGTCCGTTAAGTTGTAACTTGGCAGTAACAACTGGGTTCTCACCCCAACAGTTCATTAATAGAGCGGTCTCAGCAAGAACGAATGTTCCAGCATCGGAAAGACCAGAGTTTTGGATTTGTTGTTGGTTAGGTGCTGCAACAACAACACCTAAAGGTCCACCGGCAACAGAACCTTGTGAAAGTCCACCGTTAGCTTGGAAACCAACATTAGGAAGATTGTAAGCATTACTAGCATTACCAGCAACATTACCAGGGTTTGTTGTCCACCATTGTTGAGTAGTTACATCAACGGCACCAGCATCGTGGAAAAGACCATCTTCAGTGATGAATGATTGACTGGTCTCAGCAATAGATTGAGGTCCACCGAATGAATGGATAGCACTTGGTAGAGCATCAATAGCATCGGAATAGTTGAAAGGTTGGGCACCAAGAACTCTGTTAAGAGTTTGACCACACTCAAGAGAAGCACAGTAATCAACATTCTCATCAGGTTGAACAACCCAGATGAGTTCCTTAACAGGGTGATTGAAATTGAGCTTAATCTTGTTGGAAGAAGAACCAACAGATTCATCACCAGTGAATTGAATTTGCTCAATTAAGTACTCGTGAGGGTTTTGTGCCATTCTGCGTCTCTCATCAGTATCAAGGAAGACATAGTCAACATAAAGTGATGCAGCAACAAGAGATTGGTTATAAGCAGTAACAACCTTAGAAGATCCAGTTCCAGGAGCACAGTTAACTGCGTTTAATGAGTAAGAAGCCCATAAGCACTCATCAATAGGTCTGATATCAAGATTGATCTTAACCTCGTGGTATTGAAGAGCAATAAGAGGAAGAGCAAGTCCAGGGTTGGTACAGTACCAGAATTGGAATGGAATGTAAAGAGTTGTCTCAGGAAGAGCATTACGAGGAGCACATACTTGACGAGGAGCAAGAGACTCACAAGGTCCATCAACATCATTGAAAGAAGGATCAGTGATGTATGTTAGTTGAGTAGTCATACCAACCATTTGTAAGTATCCACGCTCTTGTTCAGAAGTCATGGTAAGTTGGTTCCAGATGTGCATCCAGTCACCATATTGACGGTCAATTCTTTGACCTCCAATCTCAACCTCAACTTGAGCAATAAGTTGCTCTCCAGGGTAATCTAACCAACGGGCATAAACACCGTCGGATCCAGTACCGACATTAGCCATTTGTTGATTGATCTCAGGAAGAGTAACTTGAAGATAAGTTCTGTATGCAAGATCACCATTTCTGCTGATAGTACATGTGACTCTTCGTCCGAAATCGGCTTGTCCATTGAAAGTTTGTTCAATAGATTCAATTGCAAAGTTTGTGTATCTGCGATAAGAAACTTTCCAGAAAGTAATTTGAGGGTTGCCAGTAAGATATAACCATGGGAGGTGGATTAATGCAACTCGTCGCTTACGGTGCCCAAGATGTTTATCTTACTGGCAACCCTCAAATTACTTTCTGGAAGGTCTCTTATAGACGTCACACAAACTTTGCCATGGAATCCATTGAGCAAACATTCAACGGACAAGCCGATTTCGGTCGTCGTGTCACATGTACCATCAGCCGTAACGGTGATCTTTGCTACCGCACATATCTCCAAGTTACTCTTCCTGAGATTAACCAACACATGGCAAACACCGGTAAGGCTGGTGTTGTAGGTGATGGTGTTTATGCTCGTTGGTTAGATTTCCCTGGAGAGCAACTTATCTCTCAAGTCGAGGTTGAGATTGGTGGCCAACGTATTGACCGTCAATATGGTGACTGGATGCACATCTGGAACCAACTTACCCTTACAGGTGAGCAACAACGTGGATACTACAAGATGGTTGGTAACACCACCCAACTTACATTCATCACTGATCCTTCTTTCAATGATGTTGATGGACCTTGTGAGTCCAACGCTCCTCGTCAAGTTTGCGCTCCTCGTAACGCTCTTCCTGAGACCACTCTTTACGTTCCTTTCCAATTCTGGTACTGCCGTAACCCTGGACTTGCTCTTCCTTTAATCGCCCTTCAATACCACGAGGTCAAGATCAACCTTGATATCCGCCCCATTGATGAGTGCTTATGGGCTGTCGGTTCTCTTAACTGTACATCCGGTTCCGGTAAGGTCACAACTGCCTACAACCAATCTCTTGTCGCTGCTTCTCTTTACGTTGATTACGTCTTCTTGGATACCGATGAGCGTCGCAGAATGGCCCAAAACCCTCACGAGTACCTCATTGAGCAACTTCAATTCACTGGTGACGAGTCTGTCGGTTCTTCCAGTAACAAGATCAAGCTCAACTTTAACCACCCTGTTAAGGAGCTTATCTGGGTCGTCCAACCTGATGAGAATGTTGATTACTGTTCTTCTTTAGAGTGTGGCCAAACTCTTTACTCCACTCTTGGTGCCCAACCTTTCAACTACACTGATGCTGTTGATGCTCTTCCTAACGCCATCCACTCTTTCGGTGGCCCTGAGTCTGTTGCTGGTAGCAACGGAGCATTCATCACCGCTTCTGGTCTTTTCAACGATGCTGGTGCTGTCGATGATGCGGCTGTTGCTTCTAGCGAGCAATGGTTCGGTGCTTCCAATCCATACTCTGCTCCCAACTTTAACAGTTCTGAGAACTCTGGTGTCTCTGATGCCGGTACATTTGTTCTTGCCGAGACTTCTCTTGACATGCATTGCTGGGGTGAGAACCCTGTTGTTACTGCCAAGTTACAACTTAACGGCCAAGACCGCTTCTCTGAGCGTGAGGGTACATACTTTGACCTTGTCCAACCTTTCCAACACCACACACGTAGCCCTGATACCGGTATCAACGTCTATTCATTCGCACTTCGCCCTGAGGAACACCAACCTTCCGGATCATGTAACTTCTCCAGAATTGATAACGCCACTCTTCAACTCGTTCTTTCCAACGCCACTGTTGAGGGTACCAAGACTGCCAAGGTTCGTGTCTATGCTACTAACTACAATGTTCTTCGTATCATGAGCGGTATGGGTGGCCTCGCCTATTCAAATTAGGTAACGGACATATTATTTGTGACCTACAAAGTATTCTAATAAAAAGGGTTCGCCCACAAAACCAAAATAAAAATACAAACTAAT